AAAGAAACAATAGATGTACTTAAAAACTTCGCTACAATAAACACGAATATTGTGTTTAAAGAGGGCGATTCTATCAGGACGATTAACCCAGGAAGAAATGCTTTTGCAAAAGCAAAAATAACAGAAAACTTTAGTAAAGAGTTTGCTGTTTATGATCTAAATGAGTTACTCAGCGTAATTTCTATGTCGGATGAAGCGAGTGTAGAACTTGCTGATGACAGACTATTGGTTGATTGCGGTAATTTTGGAGTATCAGAATTTTATTACTCCGATACTGACCTAGTACAAACTCCCCCTGATAAAGAAATGCCAGTACCCGAAGGATTCTTTTCAGTAAAGATAACTGCCGATACTCTTAAATTCTGGTTTAATGCGGTAGGGACTATCGCTGCTCCACTGTTGTCTATTGTAGCAGACGGAACAGATGCTACGGTTGTTATTGGCAATCCTGAAATAAGCAACAGCACTAAATTCAAAGCCAAACTTTGCCCGACAGATAAGAAGTTTACTGCTAGCATACCGACAGAATCTTTAAAACTGTTACCTGCTGAGTATGTAATTAGTATCCCCGCCACCGGAAAGTATATTCATTTTTCTAGTGTCAATGGTGATCTACAGTATTGGTTGGCACTTGATAGTAAAACTTCTAAATTTGATTAACAAGAGAAATTATTATGGACAATGAAGATAGTAAGTTAGCATTTAATTTACGTGAAGTAAATAATGGGTGGGTGTTAGAAATTAACGGTACCGGTTATGTTGAATATGTTTTTACTAAGCCTATGCCTGCCCTTAGTATGATTCGTAAAGTACTGAAAGGCGAAACCGATCCATTTGAGGAAGTAACTAATGATTAAAGATAAAGACGTTTTGATTGAAGTGGTAGAAAAGGATGGTACATTGATTGAACCGAAAGATGCAAAAGAAAACGCTAGCCAGTCCGACTGGCTAACGACTGACGGATTGGAAAATGCTCCAGAATCCAAGCAGGATGAAGCAGGTACACATATTGATGTAAATTTCAACGACATAACTTCGGTTAAAGAAAAGTTGGGTTAATAGATTATATTATGGAGTATGTGAATGAAGCCTGAACAATTCCTCTGGGTTGAGCGTTACAGACCTAAGACTATTGAAGAATGTATTCTACCTGAAGACATTAAAAAGACATTTAGGGAGTTCCTTTTAAAAGGGGAGTTACCTAATTTGCTTTTGTGCGGTACCGCCGGCACAGGTAAGACTACAGTAGCACGAGCCCTCTGTGAAGAGCTAGGCAGTGATTATATTGTTATCAATGGTTCGGATGAGGGTAGACAAATTGATACTCTTAGAACTAAAATTAGACAGTTTGCTACTGGAATGAGTTTTCAGGGTAAACCTAAAGTAGTTATTATAGACGAAGCCGACTATCTAAATAGAGAATCAGTACAACCAGCTTTAAGAGCTTTTATTGAAAACTATTCAGATAATTGTAGGTTCATTTTTACTTGTAACTATAAGAATAGAATCATATCCCCCCTTCATAGTAGAACTACGGTGATAGAATTCAAGTCCCAAAAAGGTGATAGACAACTACTGTGTTCTTTGTTTATGAAACGAATGCAGTTTATTCTTGAAACCGAAGGTGTTGACTACAAAGAAAAAGTAGTTGCTGAATTGCTAATGAAACACTATCCCGATTACCGGCGAGTCATCGGCGAACTTCAGCGATATAGTACTTCGGGTGCAATTGATGAAGGTATTTTATCTGTCCTCGGCGATGTTAATACTAAGGAGTTGCTTGATTCTCTCAAGGAGAAGGATTGGAAAAAGATGCGTAAATGGGTTGCTAATAATGTTGATTCTGATCCACAAGGAATCTTTAGATCCATATACGATAACTTGATTCCTGAAGTTACTACAATCCCGCAAGTAGTATTGTTGATCGCTGACTATCAATATAAAGCAGCATTTGTTGCTGATCAAGAGATCAATCTTGTAGCTTGTCTAACAGAGATAATGGCTAGTGTAAAGTTTAAAAATGTTTGATCTGAGGGCGTTATATGGACTTTCTTGAAGAATTTGGTGCTCCTGAAGTACAGGTATCTGAAGCAGATTATGTTGAAAAGATTAAAAAGATAAATCCGTTTGATTTTATCAACAGCATTTCTTACAGTAAGCAAGATCTCATGGTTGATGATACTAAAGAACGAGAATATAATCCGTATATTGTCAATCGAGGATTGGGATTCGGTAGCGATACTGCAATCTGGGCGAATGAAATGAATAGCCGTCCTCATATTGACAATAAAATGCAATATGATTTTTTACGACATACCGTGAGAAAAGGCAAACGTTATAACAAATGGATGAAATCTGAAGAAGAAAATTTAGAAATAATCCAAGAATTTTTCGGGTACTCTTTTCCTAAGGCTAAAGAGGCGTTGAGAATCTTGACCCCTGATCAGCTTGATATCATTAAACACTACCTTAAAACCTGCAAAGGTGGAAAATTATAAATAAAAATATAAATTTATAATTCAACAAGGTATTAGAAGATGATAGAAAGTGATAATTTTTTTAGGATTGATTATCCTGGTTACAGACCCCTAGAAATATTATTGGGTGACCCTGAAAACTTTCTTAAAGTCAAGGAAACTTTATCCCGCATAGGTGTAGCTTCTCGAAAAGATAAGACACTATTTCAATCCTGTCATATCTTGCATAAACGCGGGAAATACTATATAACACACTTTAAGGAATTGTTTGCATTAGACGGAAAAGATGCTGATTTTTTAGATGATGATCTAGGTCGAAGAAACACTATTGCGAAACTCCTAGAAGAATGGGGATTACTTAAAATTGTTAAAGAACTTGAAATACATGAATTCGCACCATTGAATCAGATTAAAATTATATCATTTAAAGAAAAAAGTGAATGGGACCTTGTCCCAAAATATAATATTGGAAAGAAGTATTAGTTTACTGTATAAATAAAAGACCAGTACAATGATTACTGGCAACAACCGAGACGCCGAGAGGGTCTCATCACAACTACTCGCTGAAAAGGAGAGAGAAAATGGTATCACGCAAATATGCTATATCTAATATGGCTGATATTTTAGAAAATGTTCGTCCATTCACTGTGGGCTTTGATAAGATGTTTCAAAACTTGGAAGTAGTTTCCGATCTTGCAAGCAATTATCCCCCATATAATATCATAAAACACGATGATGAAGATTTCACTATCGAAATTGCTTGTGCAGGATTCCGAAAAGAGGAATTCAATATTCATGTCGTACCAGAAGGTAATAAACTTGTGGTACAAGGTGTGCAAGATCGAGGTGAAGATGAACAACAATACTATCACAAAGGAATCGGAGCAAGGAACTTTACACGCACTTTTGCATTGTCAGAAGACGTTGAAGTGACAGGCTCTAAGTTTGTTGATGGTATGTTGAATATTTTTTTATCACGGAATATCCCGGAAGAGAAAAAACCCAAACAGATTGATGTGAAATAGAAAGGAAAATATTATGGAAAAAATCCGAATAGTGAAATTAGTTACAGGTGAAGATATTGTAGGAATGGTTACGGATAAGGAAAATGTTATTGTTATAGTTAGGCCATTTCAATTAGTGACTAGACCAGTAAGTGAAAGTGTCACCAAATTTCACCTCGGATTTATGCCATGGGCACCGTTTGCTGATAAATATACGGTACCCATTATGAAGCATACAATTGTTTCAGTTTTTGCCCCGGATGAAGGTGTTCTAGGTGAATATAAAAAGTTAACTGAAAATCCTGATTCTGGGCAAATATCATTACTGAACGAAGAAAGCGAAGAGAAAGAAATGCATTAATGTCTTGACATTAGCAAGCTATTGTGTGATAATAGTTGTTAACTGTGAGGAGAAGTAATGTCTAACTTTTATACTTATGCTAAACACTACGGTGATAAAATATTATTCCGTGGCATCGAAAACGGAAAAAGGGTAACTAAAAAGCTACCCTTTTCTCCTACTCTGTATGTAAATTCTACAAAAGATTCTGAATTTAAAAGTATTTTCGGTGATTCGGTTTCACCCATTGAATTCTCAACCAACAAAGAAGCCGCCGAGTTTGTAAAACAATACAAAGACATAACTAATTTTCCAATCTTCGGTCAGACTCATTGGGGGTATCAGTTTCTTTCTGAAAAGTATCAAGGAGAAGTTCCTTGGGATATGCAAAAGATCAATTTATGTTCAATTGATATTGAGACCACAGTTGAGAATGGGTTTCCAGATGTATATAATCCACAAGAAAAAATCACCCTCATTACTATTCAAAATGCTCGCACTAAAAAAATCAAAACTTTTGGTCTAGGTACATTTACTCCTGGTGAAGCTACTAAGCATTTAGATATTGACTATGAGGGGTTTACTGATGAAAAGAAATTATTATCGCGGTTCATTGATTGGTGGATACCCAATTGCCCTGATGTGTTGACAGGGTGGAATATGAAACTATTTGATATGCCTTATATAATTTCACGAATGGAGAAGTTGTTCGGTGAAGAAGAAGGAGAGATAGCTAAAAGATCATTGAGTCCTTTTAAACTTATCCGAAAAGTAGAAAGAACATATAATAACAGAACCTTCCTGTCGTATGATATACAAGGTGTTGCTCAGTTAGATTATATAGACGTCTATAAGAAGTTTACTTATGTTACCCGTGAGAGTTATAAACTAGATTTTATTACTGAGGTTGAACTGGGACATAAAAAATTAGACAATCCTCATGATACATTCCGAGAATTTTACGAAAAGGATTGGAACTTATTTGTCGAATATAATATCATAGATACTGTACTTGTAGATCAGTTAGAAGATAAAATGAAACTTATCGAACTGTGTCTGACAATGACCTACGATGCTAAAATGAATTTTGAAGATGTGTATTCCCCTGTAAAAACTTGGGACTGTTTATTGTACAATCATCTGTTAGACCAAAATATTATTATCGGACAGGGTAACGGAAGGGCTGCTAGAAACATTGCAGGTGCTTATGTACAAGAGCCTGTGCCAGGAGCTTACCAGTGGGTAGAATCATTCGATGCCACTTCACTATACCCCTCTATACTGATGCAGTATAATATGAGCCCTGAGACGCTCATAGAGGGCGGTACATACGATGTGACAGTTGATGGGATGATAGCAAACGAATACACCTTCGATACTGATGATGCCGTAGCAGCTAATGGTCAGACCTTTACACGCAAGAAACAAGGACTTTTCCCCAATATTGTACAGAAGTTTTTTGATGATAGACAGCGGTACAAAAAACTAATGATCACGGCTAAACAGGACTTTGAGGCAACTAAAGATCCCAAGTACAAAAACCTAATATCCAAGTATGATAATTTTCAAATGGCACGAAAGATTCAACTCAACTCACTATATGGTGCAATGGCTAATGAGTACTTTAGGTACTATGATGACCGCATAGCTGAAGGAATCACATTATCAGGACAGTATATCATACGCAAGACCGCAGAGGCTCTTGATGAGTTTTTGAACGAAGTTTTAAAAACTGATGGTGTTATGTATAGTTTTTATACTGATACTGACTCCTGTTATATCACCTTAAAATCTCTAGTTGACAAGTACTACGCCGAACTCGGTAGAGATAAAATTGTAGAAATTTTAGATAAAATAGGTGATGAACAAATTGAGCCGTGTATAGCCAAAGCAATGACTCACCTCGCCAATTACACGAATGCGTTTGAAGAAAAAATCTTCTTCAAGAGAGAAGCGATTGCTGACAATTGTTTATGGGTAGCTAAGAAGCGGTACGCCATGAATGTGTTAGATAATGAAGGTGTTAGATATGAAACACCAGACTTAAAGGTACTTGGGCTTGAGATTGTCAGATCATCTACTCCTGGGCCTGTAAGGAAAAGCCTTAAAGAAGCAATGAGGATTTGTCTTACAAAAGATGAACAGGCATTGCAAGAATTCGTGAAAGAAACAAAGACGGCATTTTTAAATATGGCTCCTGAAGCCATAGCATTTCCACGAGGCGCGAACAACTTGCAAAAGTATAGTGACCCAGCAGAAATATATGGTAAAGGTTCACCGATGCAAGTCAGAGGAGCCTTATTATATAATCATCACTTAAAGAAGAATAACTTAGAATCTAAATATGAGGTAATACAAGAAGGGGACAAAATTAAGTATATACACTTAAAAGAACCTAATATTATAAGAGAAAATGTTATAGGATTTATTTCTAAAATACCTATTGAATTGAACCTGCACCAATACATAGATTATGAGTTAATGTTTCAAAAAGCGTTCCTTGAACCACTTGATACAATTGTAAAAACATTATCTTGGGAAGTGGAGAAACAAGACACATTGGAGGATTTGTTTATATGAAAATAGCAATAGTTGGATATGGTTTTGTAGGTACTGCTACGGAATATTTGTTTAAGACAACTGATGCAACTGTATTAATACACGATCCCTATAAGGATATGATAATAGGAGAATACAGTGACACGATGGAAGCGAGTTCTATCCCACTTTTTTTGGATTATATTTTTCTATGTGTCCCTACAAACTTAATTCCTGAAACTGGTAAGTTGGATACAACTATATTAGAACAGGTATATGATGAATGGAAAGATTGCGGAAAAATTGTTATCCGTAGTACAATAGGACCTGATCAAGTAGATCTATTTCCTGACGCTATAATGATGCCTGAATTTTTACGAGAAGCTCATTGGAAAGAAGATGTAGACAGCATGTTTTTACCTATTATTGTTAGTGATGTAGACTTCTGTAATGTACTTAAAGATCTTTTTTCAATGAAGTCTCTACGGTATAAGGAAATAAAACATCTTGGAGCAAAGGAAGCTATGATGTTTAAACTAGCAAGAAACGCTACTCTAGCCATGAGAGTAGCTTTAGCAAATCATTTTCATGGGATATGTGAAAATTATAACATGGATTACTCCGATGTCCAAATTGCATTAGAAGACGATACTATCGTTGGAGGTAGTCATTGGCAAGTCCCAGGCCCAGACGGTAAAGAGGGGTTTGGAGGTAAATGCCTACCTAAGGACTTGACACACGTTTCCAATCTGTGTTATAATGAAGACAATATTATGAAAAAGGCATTAGCAGATAATCTTATATGGAGAGTTTGATGGGGTATAAAAAAGCCGTCATATTAGGCAATGGCGAAAGCCGTAGAAATTTAGACATCCCCACTGACTGTGATGTTTGGGGATGTAACTACATATATAGAGAACAAATTTCAATAGATGTATTAGTTGCAACAGATGTATTTGCTCAGCATGATATATATGTTGATGGTTGGGCAAATGATAATAGATGTATATTTTTAGATTGGGTACCTGTACCTTCGGCGGGCATACAAAACCCCGAGACACTAACTGGGAATGGGTTTGAAGTTATAACTAATGAATATACAGAACACGGTGTTGTAATTAGCGGTTGGAAGAATGATTTATTTTACACGTACTTAAATGAAACGGATTGTGTAGAACATATACCCATGCGTGATATCCCCCACAGGTTTAGTTCAGGTTCATTAGCGATGTGGAAAGCGGCTCTAGAAGGTTACACTGAAATATGGTTAGCTGGTTTTGGTGACGATGCTCATTACTATGCTGGGAGAAAAACGGAGTCGGGCAAACAAAGATTTGAAAAAGAAAGAGAATATATTATAAACAAATACAGTAATATTACGTGGAGATACATATGAGTTTGATTGATAGATT